TGGAAATACACGCGTGCATGGTCAGGATTAAGTAAAGAAGCGCAGCGTATAGTTGATGCTCTTGTATCAACTATGACAAAATTATATTCTGAAGTTCTTAGATCAAGTGTACATGAGGGGGGTCCCAGAATTGCACCATTGTCTATAATGTTATCTGGTGCTGCGGGTCGTGGTAAATCTCAAACTCTAATACCTTTATCATATGCATTACTTCATGGCAGAAATCACAAAGGGAATTTTAAGAATGAAATTTATTTAAGAAATTACGAGACAGAATATTGGGATGGATATTGTAATCAACTAGTAGTTCATTTTGATGACGCATTTCAAGTAAAAGATTCCATAGCAAAGCCTTCAGCTGAGTTTATGGAAGCCATTCGCATAAATAACGTGGCGCCGTGCCATGTTCATTGTGCAGATTTGAAAGATAAGGGTCGTTTCTTCTCTTCTGAAATTTGTATATATACTACCAATCTTAATAAAGAATTTAAAAAATATATTGTATCATTAAATTGTCCTGAAGCAGCTCTGAGGCGTCTAAATATGAACGCATTTGAGGTACTTAACAAACCAGAGTTTGAGAGTGAATTACCAGATGATAGTGGAAAAATACAAATGCGATTGGATAAGGAAAAAGTGAAACAGTGTAAACGGTGTCTGGAGTTAGCCGAAAAGCGCGCAGACAAGAAGAGAATGCCTTTTTGTTCACATTTGTATCTCTTCCAGAAATATAACATTGTGACAGATCAACAAATAGGAAAGCCAATGGATTATGATGAATTTGTGCAATATCTTTTGGAAATTGATAAAACACAGCGTACAATTGAACGTGACTTGCTGGAACAGTATGAAATTTTGGAAGACAATCCCTTTGCTTTCCAGTCTGGGGATGATGATCATTTCTTTGATGCGGCAGAATATTTTGAAGCTGAAGAAATTGGTCACGAATTGGCTCTTGATTTGAGTGTTCCTACGGATTTTTTAGCTTATCATCAATTACAGTGTTTTTATTTAAATTTTGAAAAATTTGCTCGAGAGAGAGATGTATCAAATTGGCAGGAGCGTTTAATATCTGAATTAGCTTATGATCCACAAAATTATGCTACATATCAACGTATATCGCAGTATGGTGTCAAAAATAAAGAGAATCCTAATAAATCCCTTATTGACGCAATGCCGGATATATGTTATAACGTTGATGCCGGCATATTTATGCGTTCTAAACATTATCCAACATGGAAAGTTTTGAGGGATAGTTTTTATGCATACTGTTCGCGTTTAGGGGCTTCAATAAAATATATTTGGGATAATTCGGGATTTAGTGAGTTACTGTCATTTGGATATATGTCTTTGGTTATGTTGGCTTGCACATTAACCATTTATAGAAAATTTACAGCAAAGGATCGAGTGTGCTTCAGGTGTGATCAAGAAGAAGCGTTTTGTTCATGTATGAATATTTTAAGTAAATTTGGAACAGAAGCAGCAATGTCATCTGGAGAAGTCCAACAAGTGAAGCAGGCACAATTGAAGACAGAGTCAGCTGGATCTTCTGGCGATCATGCACAACAGAAAAATCACGTAATGAAGACTGAGGCAGCAGGATCTTCTGGTGACCATATACAACAGAAACAACATTCAATGAAGACCGAAGCGGCAGGATCTTCTGGAGAACATAATCAGCAGAAACAACATATTTTGAAAACAGAGACTGCTGGCTCATCAGGAGATTATAACCAGCAACGTGTTGTTCAACTGAAAACGGAAGGGCAGGAGACTATTCGTTTGGAAGATGTTGAGATGAGTGACGCTCATATTTTTGAAGCTTTGGCTGATCAGTGTGGACGTCAGGTCACTATTGCAATAACTACTCGCAACTTGTATTGTCTACATTCTGATACTACTATCTTTGGTAATGTGTTATTTTTACGTGGCAGCACTTTCCTTATGCCGTATCATTTTGTTACTGCCATTAAATTCAACAAATCAAGTCTTGGAAAAACGATGCATTTATCAAATATGTCAGGACGAAGTATGATGGAGATATGTACTGATGATTTGATAAATGCTACTCGTTTGGTGAAAGACGGAGAGGAATTGGATGCAGCTATTGTAGTTTTAGATCCCATTAAGAATAAAGCAGTGGCAGCTCATCCAGATATAGTTAAAAATTTCATAACGAAAAATGATATTATGTGTTTTAATCAGAATAATCGGTATGAAGGTGAAATTCCATCATATTGCGAGATGTCACAAAATTTAGAAACTTTTTATCCAAATGTGAAATCATGTAGAGCTATACAAGGGTACTACGATACCAAGAAGGTAATAGAGGTACAGAATGAACATACTTTTATAAATTTTAGGAAAATGTGGACATATATGGCACGAACAGTGAATGGAGATTGTGGAGCGCCATTAATTATTCACAACCAATCATCTTGTAAAAAAATTTTAGGCATTCATGTAGCTGGACAACCTTCTGGAGTAGCGCTTGCCCAATGTATAACGCAGGAGATGTTGAATGAGGCATTTGAACGTATTGATATGAAATTTCAATGTGCTGTAAATGTGGATCATTTGATAGAAGAGGTACCCGATTTTGATGTAAATCAAGTTGGATCAGTGCCTCTGAAGTCCGGACTGATTATACATGGTAAGATGCCCGATTCTATGAAAGTTAGATCTGGTGGTAAATCAAAAATTATTCCGTCTGTTTTGCATAACACAATTAAAGATTCGCTCACTAGACCAACTGTTTTAGGTCCGAGTAATGGTGTCGATCCTATGGCATTGGGTTTAAAGAAATTTGGGAAAATTACACCTCGTATTGACCCAAAGTTAATTGAAATAGCTGCCAACGATGTACAAAATAATTTAGAAGTGAATAAATTAGATTTAGATAAATCACTGTATGCACGAGTATTAACGTATAAAGAAGCAGTCAAAGGTGTAGAAGGTGATGAATATTTAGCACCACTGAATCGAAAAACATCGCTTGGCTATCCATATACAATAAAGCATCCATATGCTAAGGGAAAACGAACTGCTTTTGGAGAGGATGAATGGACATTAGATAGTAATTTAGCAGTTGAAATCGAGAATGATGTCAAGAATTTAATCAATTCTTGTCGAGCTAATGTGCAAGAGAATGTTTTCTGGGCAGACACTCTAAAAGACGAGAGGCGACCACATGCTAAGGTGGATGCAGGAAAAACACGAGTATTTTGTGCTGGTCCTGTTCACTTCACTATAGCTTTTCGTCAATATTTTTTAGGATTTGCTGCCTGGCTAATGAAGAATCGTAATGCGAATGAAATTTCAACTGGTACGAATGTATTTTCACAAGATTGGCAAGAGATTGTGTCTAAATTGCAGAGTCGAGGCAAACAAGATGATAAAACTAATGTTGCAGCTGGTGACTTTGAAAATTTTGACGGATCTTTGTCTTCCCAAATCTTGTGGCGTATGCTTGATATGATAAATGAGTGGTATGGAGATGGTCCTGAAAATGCAAATATTCGTCGTGTTTTGTGGATGAACATTGTGCATGCTATACATGTGAATGCTTTAATTATGTATCAGGCAACTCATTCACAGCCTTCAGGGTGCCCACTAACAGCTATTCTTAATTCTATATATAATAGTATCGTTATTCGTATAGTTTACCTTATCTGTGCAACGAAACAAGAAAATAAACTTAAACTGATAACTGGACTTCTTGCAAACATGAAATTGTTTAACGAAAGTGTAGCATGTGTGTCCTATGGAGATGATAATTTAATAGCTATTATAAAATCTATCTTAGAATGGTTTAATCAAGTAACCATAACCGAGGCTTTCTTACTTATCGGTCATGTGTATACAGATGAAGCAAAGAGTGGAGAGATTGTACCAATTAGAGATTTGCATGAGGTTTCCTATTTGAAGAGAAAGTTTATTTGGGATGAATTAACACAACGCCATATTGCACCTTTAGATCTAGATGTTGTTTTGGAAATTTTTCAGTGGACGAAGAAGGGTTTGATGAAGGATGATATTACACTAGCGAATGTTGATGTTACTATGCGTGAGTTGGCTCTCCATGGTGAAGATGCATTTAATCATTGGAAGAATGCTTTAAAACAGGAATGTATAAAGCGAGGTGTGAATTACCGATTTAGAACATTCGAAGAGTATAAGGCCGAAATTCTTAATGCTCCTATAGTCTTCGAAGGTCCTAATGAGGACATATTCACAGATGAGAACTATATAGTCCACTGTGTTTCAGCAGATTTTAAGATGAGTGCTGGTTTTGCACGTAAGCTCCTTCAGAGTAAACGTATACAAAATGTGAAACAAATAAATTATCTTAGGTCTAGGCAACATCAAGTGGGTTTTGTAGCTTTTGATCACCAATCAAAAGTTATTCACCTGGTGACAAAAGAGAGGTATTATGATAAGCCTAGCGATTTTAAAGGAATTATGCGAGCTCTCACTAATTTGAACTTGATGTTACAAAAACAAAAAATAAAAAAAATTTCTATGCCAACTATTGGGTGTGGTTTAGATAGTACAGTAAACAAGATGTGTGTTAATGATTTGCAGGCATTGACACGTATGCTTTTACCCAATATTGACTGCAAAATTTACGCCTGAGTGTGATCTTGCTTAATTATATAAATCCCAAGTCATCAAGAATTAAGTATTGCTATTTAGGTTAGAGGCTTTTCTTTTTAGAATTACGTTCCAGGATGGCCTGTAGCAGCCCTACATTATCCAGGAAAACTTGGTGCGATTACTAAGACTAAGTGGACTTGTAATCAAAGAAATTCACTTGCTACCAATCAATTAAATAATAAAACAACAAATGATGACGTTTATGCGCAATCACAAGAACAGATCCAAATTTTAACTTTGCAGGACGAGGGCATGCAGGAGAATCTCTCCGCGCCTGAGTCCAATTCGAAAATTCCGTTTGAAACTATTAAAGCATCGACTATGGAACCGCGTAATCATTCAATTCCAGACTTTCTTAACAGATTGTACACAATTGACAACTTTCAATGGGCTCAGACTGATGCTAAAGGAGCAGTGCTTAAAACTTATAGATTCCCTGACGTGCTCTTGTCTAACCCGGCTATTGCTGCAAAGATTCGTAACTTCTATGGTTTCCGCGCTGGTGTGGAATTTATTGTTCTCGTAAATAAACAACAATTTCAGCAGGGCAATCTATTGATCTCTTATAACCCCAATGCAAAATATAATGCAGCAAAATCAGCAATGCATTCAGCAGATCTGCAGGGTATTGTCACACGATCAGGTGCGCCCAGAGTTAACCTTGATCTTATGGACGCTACTCGAGCAGATATGTCTGTTCCATATGCATCCCCTTTCGTTTATTATAATCTTTTAACTAAGGAGGGAACTATAGGAGATTTTCAAATTTCAGTTTACTCTGGTCTGCGTGATCAGGCTTCGGCTGGTACAGTTTCAGTTCAGGTAATGGCACGATTTATTGACGTTGACTTGGAGTTTCCAACAGGCGCTACACCTGCAACATTTGGTGTTCTTTCTGAACTCAAAACATTTGCAGATAGACTCATTGCTGCTCCGAATAGAAATAAGTTAGCAGCGACAAAGGCTGAAATCGAAAGAGTACTACAGTTAGTCGATGCAGGAACTTTTACATTTCAGATGAATGTTACGAGTACGTCAGCATTCAAACAAAAGGCACTTCCTAATATGGCCACTTCTAATGATCCAAATCAAACACATATGTTATCTTTATCGTCTAATAACAGTCTGCCTTCAGCGAATATAGGAGAAGCTTCTATTAATGAGATGTCTATTGCCAAGCCACTTTCGGTTTTTTGTTATCATGATTCATTTGAAATTACCGACCAAGGGACTGGCGTCAATTTGTGGTCTAAGACAGTGTCACCACAAATTGCTGCTAATATTACTAATACAGATGGTTCCTTGTCCGTAGATTATATGTATTGGCTTTCAGAATTGTTTAAGAAATGGCGAGGCTCTATTAATTATAATTTTCGCGTTGTTAAAACTACTTTTCATTCTGTGCGAGTGCGTGTGTGGTTCTCTCCCGGCTCAACAACGTTAGCCGATATAGATAGGAATTCGGTTATCTCCAAAATTGTAGATTTAAAAGATAGAAATAACTTTTCCTTTGAAGTTCCTTATATTCATCCATATCCTCAATTGAACACTAAAGTAGGCATGACGTCAGTAGGAATAATTGGTGTGGATATCATTAATGCTATGGTTTATCCGTCAACAGTGTCAGGTACGGTAGAGGTGATTGTAGAGCGTGCAGCTGGACCAGATTTTTCGTTTAATTTGCCTTCAGCATGGACTAAATTTCCTTTCGATCCAACTGAGACTACCAAAAAACAACTCGTGATGGTTCGTGGTGCACAGGCTGTTCCAGTGTCTGCACCTATATCTATTCCAGATATAGTTCGAGATACTGTAGCCGTACCTGCTCCAGCACCGCTACAGGCCCCACCCATGAGTGAAGAAATTATTGAAGACTTACCAATAAATAATGACTTTCTTACAAATATGAAAATATTATCTGCTGATGTTGTTCAACACCTGTCTAGTGCAGCACAAAGAGCACCAAGGAAATTCAAACAATCTAATATTGCTGCTCTTAATCAGTTAGCCAATTATGAGACTGTTACGACGAGTATGTTGAATATGAAATTGCCAGAGATTATAGGCCGCATTGATCATTATCAGAATCGTGCATCAGCCGACGGTGGTCATCACATCGAGTTGCGTGCTTTAGCTGGAAATCAGCTCTCTATTAGGAGAAAGAGAGAAGCTGATTTTGAAAGAGATCTCACAAGAGAGGGAGTGGAAGAAAATCCTGGCCCTACATCCTATAACGGAACACGCTTACAACCAGATTTTTTAGAAGCAACCTTATCATCTCCTTATTTTGGCCAGCAATCAATAACTTTATTTGTGCGCTATGAGACAGGCACAGCTGCTTTTGGTACTAACCTCGCAGTAACTGGAGCTATTAATGGAACTATGTATCTTTCAGGTGGCGTTTTATATAAATATAATTTTGTTTATACTGGTACTGATAAACCTTCTATAACTTTTACTTCGCAAGCAACTGGAGATTCTGATTACATACATATTTCTTTACAGTATACAAACGATTATTTAGAGAATTGGTCTTTCCAGTCTGGATTTGAGTCTGAGCAAGATTCTATTCGAAATGGTTATGAAGACACTGATTATATTCGACCTTTACAATGTCAACAGATTGATAATCTTTGTCTAGGACAAACTATTTCTAATGTTAATCAACTTTTACATAGATCCACTCTTTATGGTATTGTAGACGTTTCTCAACCTTTGCCTATTCACATACAAACTCATGCCATTGGCATTGCTCAAAAAGATGCATCTAATAATGTAGTATATCAAGGAATTGATAATCTTTCTTATTTAGCTTCAGCTTACACTTTTGCTCGTGGTGGGATAAATTTGCGTTTAGTTTCTACTGGTTCACCTTTTGTGGCCATGGTTGATCCTGGGAATGATGTGAATCAAACTGCTAACCAAACTTTTAATCTAATTGAACTTTCAGCAACCCCAATATCCGCTGTAGATACTTTTAAATCTTCTAATTTGCTTCAGCAAGCTATTAACACCAACGTAGAAGGTTTTGGTGAAATCTCAGTACCCTTTTTCTCCTCTTCTTATTGCTATTCAATTTCCCCGCAATTGCAATATCAACCCTCGAAATCAGTAACTGATTTTACTCTACCCGATACTCAATCAATGATTGTGCCGCAAGGCAATCTATCAAAGATGGAGATTTATCGGGCAGCTACATCAGACTTTGAATTATCTTATCTTTCAGGTCCTCCGTTGCTTATTTCGATAGCTTAAGCAGTGTGTCTGTACTACAATATGGATTCGCTTATTAACATATACTAATCATTTTTGCATAATTATTTTAGTCACTAGTTAGTTAGACTTAGGCTTAGCTTTTAATATTATGTAACCATACTTTACGGTTTTACTACCCTAGACATTCGTTGTAGGGGCATTATAAATATTTTTTAATTACAAATTAATCATTGCCCCTCTCGGGGAACGAGTTTTTTTGTGTGTTTTTCTCGCTAACAATGGCAAACACTCATATTTAGATGTTAACGGTATA